CAATACAATGTAATTTAATATCACGTTGTTTAATTTGATCGAACCAATAATCTTTACACCGACTTAACGTGTCATAGTTAACATACTTACGACGATCAAAAATATCCCCAAGCTCAACAATTGTTGATATACCATGCTCATCGAGATATGGAAAGAAAAAGTTTTTATAGAACTCAGAAAAGAATTCATGAAATTGTATACTATCACCGCGAACTCCAAAATGTTGGTCAGTAATTAAAGCTACTTTCACTCAGCATCTCCTACAAATTTTTCGACGCCGGCTAGCTTTTTCTCTTTTGGTTTATTTTTCTTTTCAAACTTATCAATGATTGGCTTCATTTTTTCGTTTGTAATATCAAAGTTAGAATAACCATTACCGCCTTCTTCTTCCAATAAATCACTACTAATAACTAAATTTTCTAGAGATTTATATTTTACATACGTTTGCTTCTTTTCTTTTTCAATACGTCGCAAAAAAGCGTACCAAGAAATTTGAGTAAAGTATGCAAATGGATTCTTTGATTTTTCAGGATTAAAGCTATGAACTGCGACAACACAATTTTCTAAAGCGTCACTAATCATTTCATCTTTATATGTATAACCGACAAAGTTACCTTTAGTAGCAAGTTTAGTAGCAATCATCACAAAACAATTACCAATGTTTTCTGGAATGCGAGGAACTGGTTTACCATCAGCTTCTGCTTGCTTACACTTTTCTTTATAGTCGCAAAGCAAACCATAAAATTCTTTATTGTTAATATACTGTGCCATGTTAACTCCTAGTGAATCGCGGTGTTAGACGACATTCTTTCAATGAAAGCGTACATTTGTTCTTCGATTTCTGACTCGCTGACATATTCGTCTTCGTAATCGTCGAAGAGTTGTTGATTTCGCATTTGTTCTTCATGTTCATATGCTTCCTTAATACCAATTAAGTTTCTCTCATAATACCTAGAAACTGTTTCAAGCACATCATGATAGACATGCATCACACCTTCCATTTTAAAATAAGCTTCAAAGGATTTAGTATAGAACGGATACTTAGTAAAATATACGGAAGGACGACCATCCTCTGAATACCTATATTTTATCATAAGTGGGTCTATAATGTCAATCCCTCGATCATTAATACCTTTGAGTTTACCAATGATTTCTTCACCTATGATTGTTTTAATCATAACTATTTCGTGTTCCATTAGATACCTACGCTATAGATTTTGTAATCGAACTTTTCTTCATCATAAATTTTTACTCTTTCCATTAGGTGTTTAAGAGTAAAGTTTGTTTTGCTCTTCCATGTAAGATCATCTGATATATCATAAAGAGTTGCTTTAGTTTTTGTATCTGACTTACGAAGAGCGCGACCAATTGATTGTAGATTACGTATTTTAGATTTAGAAGGACTTGCAAAAACAACAGAGTGCAAGTTTTTAATGTTTACACCAGTGGAGAACGTACCATAGCTAGCAATAATAATAGCATTACTTTCTCTTTCAACGATATGTCTAATGGTATCTCGTTCTTCTCCAGATACTCCGCCATAAACGAAGAATACTTTTCTATCATTAGCTTTTTCCTGAATCATTTGTTCTAAAACTTTGCCATGCTTTTCTACATATTGGAAAAGAAGAAGTGTATTACCTTCTAATGACAAAGATAAGTTAGTAATAAATTTATTGCGAGCTTCATTTGTCACAAGAAAATCCATTTCATCCATGTAATTCATTTTTGAAACTAACTTTCTTGTTTCGTCTGGGTACGTTAAATTTATAATCTTGATATTAAAGTCAGCAAGGTGTTGCTGCTCCATTAATTTCTTTGTGGTAGTTACTTTTTTAACAGGACCAAACAAACCTTCCAATACAAGTTTATGAGTTTGAGTCCCATCCAATGTTCCAGTAAACCCATAACGATATGGTGTATCAATAAGCTTAGTCATAATTGAAGTAAGTGACTTTGCTTTAAAAAGGTGTGCTTCATCACCAATGACTACATCAAATTTTTCAAACCAATCTTTACGTAGTTTATAGATAGATTGCCACGTAGTAATAACAATAGGCTTTTCTGTATTTTTATCTTTACCAGAAAAAATCTTATGGCAATACTTTTTTGACTTAAATCCATAATCCTCAAAGTCAGAATACATTTGATGTACAAGCGTGGTGGTAGGTACAATGATAAGTGTTGGCCTTAAGTGCCAACGCATAATCATGTATATAATAAACGATTTGCCAGAGGCAGTGGGAGAAAGATATAAACCGCGAGAATTACGTACGGCATCAACGAATGCATCAATTTGATAATCTCTTGGTTGCATTGTAAAGTTTTGTTCTTCAAGAAATTGTTTAGCTTCAACCAAAGAGAAATTATTAGCTGAGTGGTTATATTCATATTCGACCTCGTATTGTCTTTCTTTTGCGAATATTTCTACATACTTCATAAGACCAGCATAAAGATACTGGGTCATAGTATTGTATAGGCGAATATTACCATCCCAAACTTTATGACGATAAGCCGGCATAAACTGCGCGCCTGGTACTTTAAACGTAAAGTAATCTGACAATTCTTGAGCAACACCCATATCGTCAGTCATTACTTGATTGTGCACTTCATCTACTTTACGTATATACAGTGTACTCATCCACCAACCTTAAACTTCTCCCAATCAATTGCTGACTTAATTTGAAAACCTCGATTACTAATAATCTTAATTATCGAATCAAGCAAATCAACTTTTTCTTGTTGATATGCAATCTTTAATGTAAACTGTATGACATCACTATCAGCGTCAACATAATTGCCAGCATCGCTGCGCAATATTCGTCCTTTAGCAGGTAACTTCCAACCTCTTTCAATATGCTCTTCAGTAGGTCCATCAATGTAAAACTCTTGTTTTTCTAACTTTAATTGTTTGAGTTCTGCTTTAAGCTTTGTTAATAACAATCTTTCTTTCGAAAAGATTTGATAATACTTGTGGTGCAACTTAGCAAGATCTAACGCTGACTGACCTAACTCAGTTCTATCAACTTCAGCATCGTTTCTCCACAAATCAAATATTTCTTCAAGTGTCATGTATAGCTCACCTATTCATATTAATAAACTATTATAACACAAAATTACAAAGAAGTAAACTTATATGTAGTAAATCTAAAGCTGGCTGTCGCGGTTATGTATTCAATTGACGTGTCTTGTGTATTCATATCAATGTCTGTTAAAGTTGTAGGGAATAGATCTTCTATTTCTACTCGAACAACAGGCGTCATTGAACTTGACATAATTAAAAGATAAGCGTCTGAGTATATTCCATCACCTGTATAGTTTGGCTTATCTGCTAAATCTTTGTATTGCTTATAATCTTCTGGGAATCCGAGTCCCTTAATCCAATTAAAGATTTCGATATAATTACCAAGATCTTCATTAATTTTAAAAGTAACATTGAGTTCACCAAACGTAATATGATCTCCAATAACAGGAATAGCTTTAAATGGTGTTGGTCTATCTGATGTGCCTAGTGCAACGCCAGGTAATGTTACATTTTGAACAAAGAAATTAAACTCTGGTAGCTTCTTAATACTAAAAGAAAACCCAGTAGGTGACAGCATGTTTTTATTGAAGTTTAGATCTGTTAAAGGCATACTCGTAATCTCATGTTAGATACTATATTTATACTACAATAAAAAAGGGGGCCGAAGCCCCCTGTACATATTTTAATTACTACAACAACCAGAGCAATACTAAGACCAGCCCTCCTCCTAAAGCTGCTGATGGAAGATGAAGTTTTCCAATCAATGGTAAGTTAAGGTCCATAGTTTTTCTCCTCGTTAATGCCCATGCGGGCGAAACAAAAAAAAGGAGAGACCGAAGCCTCTCCCTAAAAAGTGATTCCTATAGGAATTCTTATTTTTATTACAACAGGTTGGCGACTACAGTACGACGGTAGTAAACGTTAGAGTCTTCCGTAAGAGCACCTGAAGAAGCACCAGCACCAGTGTGGAAAGGATTAGCGACCATGCCGTAGCGAGTCTTGAATCCAATCTTAGGCTGGAAGGTGTCTTGGTCAACTGCACGGACCATCTGCAGAGGTACGTATGGGCAGTAGAACAAGCCAGCATCAAATGCATTTGAACCCTTATAACCGATAGTCATGTAGTTACCGGTAGTGTAAGGATCGATGTAGACACGATAACGACCATTCAGTACACCAGCGAAGGTGTTACCAGTATCGTCAACTGCCAAAGAGTTAGAGTTCAGAGCAGGGGTGTAATCAAGAACACCGGCCATTTGAAGAGCAGAAGCTACGTCAGAAGAGCAGATGATGATGTTACCCTTACCGCGACGAGTTGCTTTTGCAATCGCGTTGGCTTCACGCTCGATGTGGAACATCAAGCCCTTGAACTTCTCTACAGACCAACGACCGTTAGCGTCAACGTCAAGGTCAAACTTACCAGCAGTAGTAGTTCCAGCAGAAGAACCCTGTACAGCCGTTACGTTGATCGTACGAATAACTTCACGGTTGATTTCAGCCAGGATCTCAGCAGCAAGGATGTTGCTGAGCTCAGCTTCAGCGTCCAGACCATGAACTGCTTTCAGATCTTGCGCCAGCTCTAAGCTGTAATCAGCCTTCAGAGCACGTGACTTGGCAGTTACAGTTACCTTATCGATAGAGAAGGCCATTTCGCCGAAAGCGAGTGAACTGTTGCTGCCCAGTGCTTCTGCAGTAGAAGTAGGCATACCGTCAGCGAAGTTGTATACGCCGTTAGCTGCCAGATCACCGTCAGTGTCTGCATCAAAAGAAGTACCAACATTCTTATCACCGATAGCATCAGTGCCACCAGAGATAGTAGACTTAGCGGTATTAGCTTCGTTGTAGAATGCCTCGTCGCCAGTCTGGTTAGAATGACGTGACTTCATGGCAAAGATGAGGCCAGTAGGACCAGTCATTGGCTGGACACCACAAACGTCATAAGCCATTAAGTTAGGAAGTGCACGACGTACCAAAGAAATCAGTACAGGATCGAAACCTTTAATTTCGCCAGCAGTGGCACCCATGCCAGCACCAACAACGTTAGTTGGCGTTTCTGCGAGCAGAGATTGATCAGCACCCATCTCAGCATTCTCGCGGAGGGCACGCTCGGTGTTCTCAAGAACCATAGCCGTTACAGCGCGCTTGTGTGGATCAGCGATCTCAGGAAGATCAGGATGTGAAATCACTGCTTTCCACTTGTTTTGAATTTGCTCATTTAAATTCATATTAGTATTACTCCTATTATTGGGATTTTACTTATCTATTTATAAAAAAGTTATTTTCTAGACGTTTTAGAAATTGCTTGGAAATAATGCTTCATTTCTTCTGGAATTACTTCAGAATCTTCTGAATCATCATTAGAACCAACAGAAACTTCTTCATCAATTAGACCAGTAGATCCCTCGTTATCTTTAGTAGATTCAGTGAAATACTGTTCCTTAATGATCTTCAGTTTTTCTTCATATTCTTCGTTAGAAGAGTACTCAATACCCTCTGACAAAGAGCGTAGCTTTTCAACTTGCGTATCAGCCAAACCTTCAGAAACTTCTTCGAAAGTATCTTCGATACGTGCTTCATTGACCATAGCAGTCAGCTTAACATTTTCAGCTTGGGCCGACTCTAATGATTCTTCCAATTCATTGACTTTAGTTTCAAGATCACCGATAAGGTCAACCTTTTCTTCAGGAACTTCAACGTAGCTCTCGGCAAAAAGACCTTTTAGACCTTCAATAAATTGCTCAGTGACCTGAACACGGAAGTTATTTTCAAGTTGTACTTGATTTTCTTCCATCCACTTCTCAACAACATAGTCCATATACTGATTAACTTGCTCGTGGAGCTCGTCAATAGATGCCGTTACTTGCTCTTCAAGCTTAGACTCAAACTCTTCTTCGAGTCGAGCAACTTCAAGAACAACACGATTTTGTACAGCAGCTTCAAACAAAGTAGAAGCCTTGTCGCGGAAGTCTTCTGACAGATCATCTTGATCAGACAGGAGCTCATCCATATCTTCTTTCATTGCTTTAGCAGGAACTGCAACGCGTGGTGAAGGTACACCAGCACCGCTGTTTGAGATAGAACTTGCGTTTTTACCAGATGTATCAGGCACCGAGTCAGCTTCTTTTCCTACTTGAGCAAGAGTCTTGTCCAAGAAAGAAGAAAGATCCTGTTTCGTCATGCCAGCTACATGCTTCATTAGGTCACCTAACATCTGTGACTTGCTTGAAGCTTTTGGCTTGAGTGAAGCGGCAGCTTCAGTTGCTTCGTCAAGAGTTTCCTCTTGCTCTACAACTTCCACATTCTCTTCAACTTCAATAGTATTTTCTTCAGACATTTAAAATACTCCTATTTTATTTTGCATATTACAGTATTTATAAAAATTAAATATTCGAGATTTCAGATAAAAATCGTTCAAATAGTTGTAATTTTTTCTGTTCATTGAGCTTTTTCTGACGAACAGAGTTTTCAACTTCTTGTTGAATTTCCTGGGTTGAACGTGCAACTGCTTTTCCTTGATCCCACACCCATTCGACACCTTCCATAATTCCGTTTACAAAAGCATCAGGTGCGGATGGATCAGCTACGATATCTGCAGCAGTTGCAAGATAAAAATCATCCTGAACTTCCATCACCCCGTCTTTCCCTTCCTTAAGAGATCCCATTCCACGAGATGATACACCAAGTTGTGCGCCGTCAGAAAGTAAACCTTCAACGATTGTACCCATTGGTGTAGAAGAGATTTTTGCCTTACCAATAAAGTTATCGCCGTCGCGACGTAACTCGGTAATGATATGAGAAACTCGATCGAGATTAATTCCTGGTCCGTCAGGATGACCGAGCTCACCGTATGCTCGACCTTTAGATACGTTTTCGCTTACATAACGACTAACTTCCTTCTCAAGGATGTCAGCATCATAGCGTCGACCATTGCGGTTTGGAATATTGCCTTGCAGAAAGATACCTTCAATGAACAAGCTTTTCTTGCCGTCAGCATTCTCTTCTGTCAATACTTTAATTGACTCAGTAATCTCAGTGATGAGTTTCATGTTTATTCCTTATGAAATGTTATATGCTACTGAAGTAGCTTTTACATTAGCATCTGATTGTAAGTTTTGCGTAGGTAACTTATCAACAAAAGAAATTGATCCACCTGGCATGGTAAAACCATAACCAGTTTCTACAACAATTACTAAGTGAGCAGCGGTGTCACTATTATAGAGTCTTAC